CGGGAGAAGGATCTACAAGACAACTAATATATATGTTAAATTGTTTAGAAATATCAATTGAAGAGTTAATTAAAGAAACAAAATGCACAATAAAAACTGGAATTAAATTTACAAACTGGTCTAAAGATAAAGACTATTACTATCATGATTTTACTTTTGAACAATCTCATTTTGATGAAAGTTGTTTTAATAGAGGCAATGTTAGTTTTGATTTTCCAATTTTAAAATATGAAAGATTTTTAAATATAGTTGAAAAAAATAAAAACAGTTCTGTAAATGATGAGTATTCAGATAAAAATCTTTTACCTTTCATTTCTTTAGCAGAAGAAAAAGATAAACTATATTTAAATTTGTGGGCTAAGCACTCGGACTATTCAATTCATTTTGATGCAAGACTTTTAGCTGCGTTTTTATCAAAAGTAGGAGTTTCAAGAAAAATAAAATTAATTGAAAATGAAATAACAAATGTCGAAACTAATAATCAAAATGATATTATTGCTTTAAAGTTAAATAACAATGAAAGCATTCCAACTGATTTTGTTTTTGATTGCAGTGGTTTTGCAAGATTAATAATTGGAAAACACTATAATTCTAAATGGCAAAGTTTTTCAGAATACCTTCCTATGAAAAGAGCACTACCATTTTTTATAGATATTGATACAGAAAATATTCCAAGCTATACAGAAGCAATTGCCATGGACTATGGGTGGATTTGGAAGATACCATTACAGCACAGGTATGGATGTGGCTATGTTTTTGATTCTGACTATATAAATGAAGATCAAGCTCAAGAAGAAATTGAAAAATTTTTAGGATTTAAACCAATTTATCCAAAAACCAATGGCAAGTCTTTTATTTTTGATCCAGGATGCTTTGAAGAAGTTTGGATAAATAACTGTCTTGCAGTTGGACTATCTTCTGGATTTTTAGAACCATTGGAGGCAACTTCTATTGGTCAATCAATTTCATTATTGCAAAGATTTTTTATGCAAAAACATAAAATTTTTTCTAATGATACTGAAACAAAAAAAATATTTAATCAATATTACGTCAAAGATACAAAGTCGATAGTTGATTTCTTAGGTTTGCATTATACAACAAATAAAGATAGCTCTGATTTTTGGATAAATTTTAATAAAAATAATAAAAAATCAGAAAATTTATTAAATAACATACATTTATTAAAAAATTCAATTATGACAAAACTTTATGATGAAATTTGGTTTAGTAGAGAAAGCTATTATATTGTTGCTTTAGGAAATAAAATTATAGATTTAAATAATATTAATGCAATATATAAAGAGTGGATTGATGAAAAAAAATATAATGAACTAAATAACTTTATATTAAACAAAAAGAATATTAGTAAAGATTTTGTAAAGAACAGCGATTTCTTAAAATGTATGGGAGGATTACAATAATGAAAGACATTTTTCTATCAACAATAACAGGTTTTGGGTGTGGCATCGTGTTTGCTGCATTCAAATTGCCAGTTCCAGCACCACCAGTTTTTGCGGGAGTCGCAGGAATTATTGGTTTATGGATTGGTTTTACAATACTAACACGAATTATATCCTAGGAGGAATAATGAATAATATAATCAATGATAAAAATAAAGCATTGCTAGCATCATATGGTCGCTCAGTGCTTGCTTCAGGTCTTGCCCTATACATGGCAGGAATAACTGATCCAAAAGATCTTTGGACAGCCCTAGTTGCTGCAATCGCGCCAGTCGCATTGAGAGCAATTAACCCAAATGACAAAGCTTTTGGTATCTTGCCAGATGCTGCGACCGTAGATAAGGCTCTGAAGGCTGCTAAGGCACCTGTAAAGAAGAAGGCTGCAGCAAAGAAAGCTCCAGCAAAGAAGAAGTAAAAATCTTCTATTAGAAGAGCCAGTCTAGAAATAGGCTGGCTTTTTTATTTATTTATAATGTCTAAATATTTATTTTTTAGATTTTCTACAGAGAAATTATCCATACCAAGATTGTATGCAATTTGTTTTATATCATTTTTTGTATTATTGCTTATATAATTATCAATAACTTGAGCTAATTTATCTGGCCTTACAGCATAAACATCAACCATAGATTTTGTTTTAAATGTATCTATCTTTGTTGATTCTGCTAACCACTTATGTGGAAGCACTGCATTGTTAGGAGATATACCAGTCATAAAAACTGGCAGGGCACTCATAAGAGCCTCATTCATTGGTAAACAAAGACCAGCATAACGTCTAGGTAAAACCATAGCATCAAACCCACTATACATATCTTGCCTATTATCTGGATTTCCTATTTCAATTTTTACCCTTGAATCTTTGCATATAAGGTTTAATGGAGTCTGGGATTTAATAACTAATTCGTAATCTCCTTTAGAATACTTAATCATTTCAAGAATGCTATCGGTTCCATTTCTATCTTTAGCAGCTTTTTTACCAGCAATATGAAGTATGCGCTTGTGATCTTTAGATAGATTTATTTCTTTTGCTTGATTAAATAAAATATGATCTGTTGGTGGTGGTAGATGCATTACCTGTGTCTTACTACCAAATTTTTCTACAATGACATCCAGATTCCATATACTAGGAGCAAGCAATACATCTGGCAATGTCCATTCTGGATGGGCTAAATGACCGAATAGCTCATAGTTGTATTGAAGAATAGTCTTAATTCCTTTTTGTTTAGCAAGATCAACTAACTCTAAATGATAAAAGGTTTCACAACTAATAACAACATCAATGTTTTCTAAGAATGCTAAGACCTCATTAGTTCTAGGCATACCTTTTTTAGTTTCAATGACATTATAATCTTTATACCACTCTGGATGTTGCTGGTTATTGTTAAAAAACTGGGAATTTATTAAAAGAATCTTATCAGGATTAAGCATCTTAACAAGTTCCATAGTCTGATTACCCAAACCAGTATTATCAGATCGTGCTATGATTCCTAATCTCATTCTTTATACCCCCAAGCATCATCATCTGTAGTAAATTTTTGAGTTCCTTCACGACCATCCAAATGGTATGATCTTTTTATATGCCCTTCTGGATGATAGATCCAAAGTTTGTGATGACTCCAACCTTCTTCACTAAAGGTATCATAGGGAAAACAATCATCTTGAACTCTACCGTGAAATCTATCTTCAATAAAAGTTTTTTCATCGGAAAAAGGTAAAACAACATCTTTATAATACTTTACAGTGCTCAGGTGAGGCCTTTGACTCCATTGTGCAGTCTTCATAAAGCCATCTTCTAAACCAAACATTAAGTGCTTATGTGGTTCTGGAATCTGTGCTTCAAAATGAAAACGAATAGTATTAGCCTTTTTATTTTCTAACATGTCTAAACACTTTTGCCAATCAATTTCACAGTCAGGAGTTATTGGGGCATCTCCTTCGACATAAAGCATTGCTCCAGTATTAATAATCCCAATAGTTTTCTTCATCATTGTAGTTTGATGACTATGCTCATTAAATATTATTGGTAAAACATTTTTCCATTCATGAAGACATTTCCATAATATCCTATTTTTATATTCATCATAGTCTAATTTACGAGATATTCTTTCTTTACGCAATCCATCTATCTGTAAAATAATTTCGTTCTCTGGAAAATGTGATCTTACGGAAGCAATTGTTTCATCAATAATAGATGTGTTGGGATGACTTGGTAAAACAGAAGTTGCTATTACAATAGTTATGTCTCTTTTATGCATTAATTTGCCTCATGATTCTAATACCAAGATCTCTCTTATATTTAATCCACCAACAAACAGCATCATGCATATTTTGAGGATAGTTATTTAATAATTCAGGAATTACATTTGTTAGTGAATGCCAATTCTTTATTGATTTTATTGGTATCTTACCTTCAAAAATAAAATCATAATAATTGATAACATTTCCTTGTGGATCAACATTATCTATTATTGGCAAAGATAACATTTCTAAAGCTTCATAAAATCTAAAAGATTCTATTATAACTGCGCCAGAAGGTGATGGGGCAATTCTTGCACTTGTAAGATTGGCATAGTAGTCTTTAGGGTGATCACCTTGGGCAAATCCTTCTGTGGGCTTAAAAAGGGCATTTGAGAGGGTTTTTATGGCATCAGACAGTTGCCTACGTCTTGAATGTGTTATTTGTCCACCAAAATATACATCATATTTTTTATTAGTATATTGTGGAACAGAGTTTTTTAAATGTTGTGGAGTTCCTAGTGGTAGCTTATAATATTTTTTATGTTTTTTGTAAGGGTATTGTATCCATATATCAGCATTAGGATGATTAATCTTAGTTATATCAAACTTACCTTCTTCATCCCCTGTAATAAATAAAACCACTCTACCTATTTTTTGTAATTCTTTATTTACATCTTCTTCATGACCAAGGTTTTGAGGTCCAGGAACAACAACAAATGCACGATCAGCATCTGGTAATGAGTTTACTTTTATCTGTC